GCGCGTTCTCCTGTAAGATCAACGACAACGAAGACTCTTTCTCGTCTTTGGGGAACACCGAAGTATCTACTGTCCAATACTCTCCACGCGATAGATCTAGGACTCCACTGTTTGACCATTTCATTGAGGATAATTCCGAAATCTGCCCCTCGATTACTTGAGAGCATTCCGGGGACATTTTCGACCACCACAAAGGTTGGTCTGGTTGGCATGTCTCTGACGATTCGAATAAACTCATAAAATAATCCTGATCTTTCCCCCGAAAGCCCTTTGCGTTGTCCACCAACAGAAAGATCTTGGCATGGGAATCCACCAATCACAACATCAACTGGTGAAACTTTTGTGGAATCTATTGTTTTAACATCGTCATAAAGTATAGCAGATGGGAAGTGCTTTGCAAGAATTTCTCTGCAAGATTTTTCCTTATCGCATGCCCAAGAAATGGAGAAACCTTGACGCTCGAATCCGAGATCAAGGCCTCCAACTCCTGAGAATAGCGATCCTACCTTCATTTAGTCAAGTCTACGATTTCACACTTATCGCCACTGCAAGCGTAGGTTTGTGTACCAGCGGTGTTGTCTTCCTTCTCATACTTCTTGAGTTGACTCCAATCAACACTCTTTGGCATCTTTGCAAGCATTTCTTCATATTGCTCCTTTGTGCAATCTTGATATGGTGCTTGACGGTAACTGTGATCAGAATGTGGCAAGAAGGAAATACCACTAATCTCATCAAAGTGCTTGTAAACCCATGCTCCAACTTCCACCCATTCATGTTCCTTCACGGTAATGGTAACTGATGGCTTGTGCTCACACCAGTTGCGTTGATACACCAACCAAAGTTCTAGTTGCTCAATGGCGGTCATATCATTTCGGGTGATAGAACCTTCTGCTTTCATTGGGAAAGAGAATACCATTGTGTGTTCTGGCTTCATAACGCATGGCTCATGTGGGAAGCCAAGATCCACCATAAGTTTACAAATTGGATCTTTTTGGTCCGCACGAACAGTACGGATATAATATTCGGCGTGTCTGGCGTGAATACCAGATGCGGCGTCTACCAGTTGCGAGACTGTACCCGATGGTTTTACACAGGTGATGGCAGCAGCAGGATTGATTCCTAGACGCTTTGCCCATTCCTGATTGGTGCTGATCGCTTCTTGCTTCAATGTGCCTAAAAGATCACTGCTTGGATTTTGCATCATCTTGTTATCGAGAATGCCAGTCAGAGATACGCCAAGGAGTGCTTCTTCTTCACAATTCTTCTTCCATTCACTTGAGAGATATGGAAAGTTTGTGAGAGATGCTTGCCAAGTGCCAAGAATTGCAGCGAGGCGAGTCTTGCGCTTCAATGATTCTTCTGTATCTTCTGAGCGAACCACAACCTCAGTTAAGTTGCAGAACTCACGATCACGCAGAATGATTTCACTGCATGGGTTAGTACCAAACTCAAAGTTTGGATCGCGGCGTTCACCTAGACGAGCAACAGTCTTCTTTGTTGCATCGCGGTTGAAGATACCACGCTCACCACTCTTGCTGTTGTAAAGTGATAACCACTCTTCCATGAATACACCAATCTCTGGACGCTCTGTATAAACAGCAGAGTTGTTTGCCAAGGCGCGCTGTGGATTTGCTTCCCACCATGCACCGGTCTTGGCATTTCTCATGCGGTCGTCCGAGAGATTCGATAGGCTAATAAGAGCAGATCTACGGACTCCTCCGACCACGACAATCTCCGCAATCTTGCAGACGATATCATGGCATTCGATTGAGGTAAGTTTGCGCCCTGCCGCTCTCTTAAAAGTATCACAGGTGAATTGGAATAGATCTTCGAGAGGCTTTGGACCTGAAGCTCTCCCTCCAAATGTCTTAAGCCGCGCACCAGCAGGTCGTACCTTAGATACGTCCCATTGTGGTATTTGACCTCCAATGAGCAAGGAGACAAGTTCCTTATAAGCCTTAGCCCAACCAGCCTTACTGTCTTGTACAATAATAGTGGTATCCGATTGAGTAAACTCCTCTGCGATTGTTGGAAGTTTCTCGACGAATTGTTTCTCCACACTAAACCCCACACCAGTACCGCACATAAGAATATACAGAATTTCATCAAAAGCCCTCACACGGTTAACTGCAACATAAGAACAATTATAGCCAGCGGTATTGTCTCGTAGCAATGCTTCACCGGCAGTCATAAGAGAACGCATACTAGGCATGATCTCAAGATTGAGAACTGCTTGGCGCAATTCCTCGCGCTCTTCTTTTGTAATCTTAACTTTCATTCCCTTGAGATGTTCATCAAAGAAGTTAAAGTAACGGTTCACAGTTTCTTCCCAAGTTTCTCTGCGACCTTCTTCCTCAAGCCAACGAGAGTAGCGAGAAAGGTGAATAAAATCTTGGTAAAGTGTTGGTAAGTTTTTCATATATTTACATCTCCTATGGGTAATATTATAGTACGAGACACTAACTTGTCAATTCTTTTGGTACGATATTTAGTGTTTAAATTAAAGTTCGTTTATGCTTGCTTCAGCAAAAATTCTAATTGTTTCTGCTGATGTAAAGTTATTACCATCACCGGAAGCAACTGTTATTTGTGCAGTTGTTGCTGAATTATTTGTGCAGTTGTTGCTGAATAACTATTAACAAAAACGCTACTAACTTTTCCACCACGATTTGGAGTTACTGAAGTACCATCAGACGAACCCGCTGTTGCTATAATTCTTGGTAAACGAGTTGTGGGATAAGGATATCTAAATATCCAAGTGGAACTTGCAACTTTATAGTCACTAGTTGAGGTAGTTAATTGTTCAGTATAGTGTTGTTTTTGCAGTCTCATTGGAGCCGCGGCATTTGCAGATGAACCAAAGACAGCCAATGTAGTTCCGCTTGGGGCAATTATATCGTCAATTATAATAGAAAGATTAGCGGAAACGTTATTGGTTCCTAGGAAAGATAATATTGAAAATGCGCTGGCTGCTTTATGATTCAATCCACGTATATCAATATTGATTTTATCTGTAGGTGCAGAACTATTACCAGCATAAAGCATGACACAACGATGGGTGCTTGGAGAGGAACCTTTATTTTCCATAGTGTTATTGTGCATAATCAATTTAAAATCTTCAGTGATTTTATCAACATCAAGGTACACACAACCAGCAGAACTGCAATTACCATATGTTATTAATTCACAATTTTGTATTGTAAAAGTTCCACCCACCACTTCGCTACCCCATATACAGGAACCATCATCAGACAATCCTAAATCACCAGCACCCAATAATGTACTAGTTGGTCTTCCATATATCTTACAATTTTTGTATGAAACATTTCTACCGGCCATGTTCGCATGTTGAATTATGCAATTTGTATATAAGACATCATCAGAATTGCCGTGCATATCAGCGGCACCCACTCCCAATTCTCCATCATTTTCTAAAATACAATGATCTATGATTACATTTCTAACAGGAGGCCCCAAACCACCACCCATAGCAAGACAATGACGATCACTGTACAATGAACAATTACTAACCGTAATTTTTTGCGAATTACTAAAGACTATAGGATAAGAATCACTAGATGGGAAGGACGCGCTTCTTCTTGCTGTTGCTTTTAAATTTTTAACATCAATATCAAAACATGTTTGTATTTTTATACCAGTTCCTGTAGCACCAGTGTTTAATGAAATATCACGAATAACTACTCCTTCGTGTCCCTCAACAGTTAACGCAACTTTTGATGATCCGCTTGGTGGAATAATTTTTAAATTTGAAATATGAACTTTACCACCAGTCAGTTTAGTCATAGTCATAGAGGCGGAAGCATAGGTGTCTGGTGACGTTGAATATGTTTTTATATTAGTAGAATTTGTTGGATCTGCTACTTTGAAAAAACAACCATCTCTATAATAATCTCTGTGAGGACCAAAACTAAAATCTGTAGGATTGTATGCAACAATGACATCACCCTCAGACAATCCGTGTGCTGTAGAAAATGAAATAACATTACCGCCGGCCTGTATATTCGATGCCAAATTTGGCAAAGAACTTCGTGTGCATACTAATTTTAATTCACCATTCGTAGAAAAATTTAAAACGGAACTATCACCAGTTCCATACAAATGTATAGTTGAATTTGATATCGTTAGTGTGCTTGTTATTTTATATGTTCCTTGTGGAAAAAACAATGGAACATTGGCATTTAATGCTAATTGAATGGCGGCAGTATCATCGGCTACACCGTCTCCAGTTGCTCCATAGTCTTTTACTGATTTTATGTCGCAAAGTTTACTGCTAATTGTTCTTGGTGTGGTTGGGCAGGTCATGTTTTTATTCCTTTGGTACGATATTTAGTTGTCAGAATGCTCCACCGTCAAGCGAATTGGAATTTTTCCATTCGCTACCATCATACTTCAATACTTCATTTGAAGTCGGTGTTGTGATGGTTACGTCGCTTAAATCACTTAATGAAATATCAACTGTTCCTGCACTTTTCACAGTCCAAGCAGTGCCATTCCATTCCCATGTAATAGTTCCTACTGTGTAGGTATTGCCAATTGATGGTGTATTTGGAAATCCTGCCATTTATTATTCCTTTATATGATTTCAAACCAAGAAAAATCTACGGCAACACCTGTATTATTACTTTTACCGGCCATTGCAATGGTGATTATATCTGAAACTCCAGCTTGTGTTCTTCCTAATTGGAAATTAAAGTTATTTACATCCGATACAGTAAGCAATCCATTGATTTCAATATATCCGCCAATAATATCAGTACCGCCAGTATATGATGTTCCAGAACCGTGAAAAGAATATTGAACATTTCCATTGTAGTGATCGCTCCAAGTGACAGCATCCCCAGTAAATGTGGGATTTAGTAAAATTCTGTATTGTGCAGAGGTATTTGCAAGTACCAATGCACTTATATTTGATGGAACAATTACAGAATCTAATCTGGTGTCTTTTAAACGCAAAGAAACTACAGGATAGAAAGTACCAGCGGTTGTCAATGATTTTGGAGATGTTATAGTCGTTGCGACATTATACCGTCTAGAGAATCCTTCAAATCCTGCTTCCGACATCACGCTATTGCATATTTGTTTCGCGGTAGATGCAGATGCGGTTGCTGCTAAATTTTCTATTTCCATACGCATTGGAAGAGTTGCTGTTGTCATGTATGTTGTATTTCTTAAATTATCGTTGTGGAAGGTGTGTGCAATAACAGGTCTTCCATCAGCAAAAAATCCAACAAAAAATCCAACACGCACATCACCTACACCCAACCATTCAATATCCATTATCAAAATGTTTGCCTTGGTTAGATCTAAAGTTCTGCCACTTGGACCAGTGCCATTAAATTTATCACCATTCCAATCAGATTGTGCAACTTTATATTTCGTATCATCAACAGATCCACCAACATATGTTCTCAATACAAGATAAACATCATTTCCATTTTGCTCAAGATAGATTCCATTTTGAGTACCAAAATAACCAACTCTTTGACGAAGGTTTGCTTTCTTTGCTGCAAATACGAAAGTACTTAATACCAATAAAGATTTGCCTGGTTGATATGCAAATACTCTTTTTGTTTCTCTATAAACCTTCGCACCCGAAGCGGTTGTTAGATTTAAATCAATCGCACTTTCATTTAGTTTGAATTCTGTAGAACCACCACTAGTGGTTAAAGTATCCCATTTATCATTTTCTTGATAACGGTGCTGTGAATCAAACAGAGTAAATGGTGTGCTTACTTTAAGACGAGCAAAAGCATCAATTGCTTCGCCGTTAAATCGTATTTGATCGTTGAATAGGTAACTCATATGATTCTCCATCCATCTCTATAAATGAATTGTAATGCACCATTGCTAATATTTAAAATTGCAGATTCTTCATTATCTATGAAATCGTTTGTATTGCCAGGAACAATTTCAATGTAGCGATTAGCATATCCTGCTTGTCCAGATTCATCTTTTACTGTAATAGTTTCTCCAGTAACTGGTGTTGTTGGAAGAGTAATTGTAACTATTCCGGCGTAGTTTACACCAATATAATAATCTAAGGATGACGCTTGATATGATGATGTGGTTACTGCTTGTGTGTGATAAACAGGCGACAAATTAATAGAGGGTACTACAGAAATTTCTACCCATTGAGATGAATCACCATCGTCAATGTAAACAAAGTATCTACCAGTTAAACTATTAAACCATCTATCACCATTGATTGCACCTTCGGGTGGAACCGGAGCATAAGTGAATCTATTTGCTACCGTAGTTCCACCACCAGAGATATCGATGTTGATATTCTTGCCATCAGAAGAAACCGATGAAATACCAGTTCCTGTGAAGTTTATACTTTTAGCGGCAGAAGTAAGTCTACTTCCTTCATGTTTAACAATAAGGTTTCCACCACCACCGCCTTGTGCGCTATGTTTTCCTACATGTGCAACAAGATCATTTAAATACTTAGATTCTATCGAAAGAGTTTTCTTTTCGAGTTTCAAAGGAAACGTAGCAGCAACTACACCGGGTTCTCCAGTATCTCCTTTAGGACCAATTGATCCTGCTTCTCCCGCTCCTTTAGGACCAATTGATCCTGCTTCTCCCGCTACACCAGCAGGTCCCTGCGGACCTACATCGCCTTTTGCTCCCTGAGTTCCCTGTATACCTTGAGCGCCGCGTTCTCCCTTTGGACCAGTTTCGCCCGCTTCTCCCTTATCGCCGCTCGGACCTCTGTCTCCTTTAGCACCGCGAGGACCACGTGGACCGGGTGGACCAGATAACCCAATAGGCCCTTGGGGACCGGTATCTCCTTTTTCGCCCTTTTCTCCTCGCGGTCCAATTGGGCCAACTTCTCCCTTATCTCCAGTATCTCCACGGTCACCTTTAGGACCAATTTCGCCTTGTAATCCATCTGTGCCCCTTTCTCCGGTGTCACCCTTTGGACCTTGAATACCTTGTGGACCAATATCGCCTGGTTCGCCCTTGTCTCCCTTTTCACCTTTCTCTCCGCGATCACCAATAAATCCACGTTCTCCACGATCACCCTTTTCGCCCTTGTCTCCCTTTAAACCGGGAAGCATAATAGGAGTTGGTGCTTCAAGTTGTTTTGGTTCTTCTTTAATTACTTGAGCAACAGAATCATCAATAACACCTTCACTTGCAACAACAAACAACTTATCAATGATGTTATATTCTTTACCATCTGGATATTTGTCATTACCACCAATGATTTTAAATAATCTGTTTGTTCCTTCTTCTACAAAGCAATATTCACCTATACCGTTTAATTTCACAATATATGGTTTGTTGCCCTCTTCTGTAAGAAACTGAAATGTTTCAGAAAGAATTATATTAAATACTGATCCTTGCTTCATTTCTCCCAGATCACGGGTAAGTAAAAATCTATTATTCCGTGGTGCAGCCTTTCCTGAAATGTACCAATTTGATAAATTGGCATAATTCAATCGCGGTTCCGGTGTGTTAAATGAAGAAAATGATGGTAGCATATCTCTATTTATTTGCCAGTCAAAGCCTTCCAAGAGTGCGGAAATAGCGGTTGGATTATATCATAAATGGCTTGTGCATACTGGCGAACCTCCCATTGTGCATGGGGATCAATTCTTTGTGCATATACTCTCGCGTATGCAGAAAGTGATCCTGTCCACCACCATTCGGTGTAAGTCCCCTGTGGTAGCACGGAACGCGCCTGCTCGGGGGCTACCCCCTCTGCGATGAGTTTATGATACACCTCTAGCGCGGGTTTAGCGATCCTTTCCCAATCAGTGTTATATGAATTCACTAATTCGGGGTTAACGAAATCTTCGCTACCCTGCTTTGCGCCATTTGTTGGCTTTGAACGCCACTGCGGACAATAGATTTCTGGCGTATCTGAAACATATCTACGGGATACTTCATTCTCTACGAATCCAACCTTGTGCTTAAAAAGTTGAGTTCGGATGAAAATTGGGGCTTTGATTCTCAAAGTTATCTGAGGATGTGCAAAGGGAGTCCAGTGCTTGTGCTTTGCAAGATAAGAGATCAGTTTCTGATCCTTTTCAGACAATTTGTGTTCACGATAACCAGTCCAATTGGGATCAGTATCCCAATCGCTTTCCTTATTAAAGGAAACTCTCGCGGCATTTACTACCGTGAGATCGCTTCCCATGTAATCAACTAAGTTAACAAATCCGTGATCAAGTAGGTTTATCTTTTTGTTCATTATCATCACCAAAATTAAATTCCACACCATCAATTTGAACGTAATCTAGAGCATAATCTTTTGCGCGTTTCCACATTTCGGGATCTATCGCTTTGATGTACTCTGCAAATTTTATACCAAATTCAGCAACGGCTTCTGTGCTTAAAATCCAAGCGCGTTGCTCTTCTGTTAAGTTGTCGAATTCGACTTCAATTTCGTCCAAGTCGATAACTTCTTCATCATCTTCTTCGGACCCTCCATCTGAGTAACTTGGGAATGGTGGAGTTTCTTCCGGATCATCTGATTCAATCTCGTCATCTTCATAGTATTCATCCTCATCTTCGTAGTCGTCGTAGTTTGACATTTAAACCTTCTTCCATTGAGAGAATCTAATAAGTGCTTCAGGTCCGGAGTAAGTGTTAGTATCGATTACTCTTTTTACTTCGATTGGTGTTCTACCTCTCAACACCATATCATTTACATCCTTACCTGTTACACTATTAGGCCATATGCAAACTGTCTTACCAGTATTTATTAATTTTTGATATTGCTGAACCACATGCTTATTACGAGGTTCATTGTCCAACACATAAATTAACTTACTACTTGCAAATAAATTTGCATCAATTTCGTGGTTCATTCCAAGAATGGCAACTGAGTTGGGAATGAACAACGAATCAATGGGTCCTTCCATAATATACACAACTGATTTCAAATTTGCTCGCTCAACACCAAAACACAACTTGGTATCTTCGTCAAATTTGATAGTAACATAACGAATTGCATTGTCATCCAATGCTCTTCCCTGAAACCCAACAAGTTCATTGTCCTTATCGAATATTGGAATAATCAATCTTGGTTCTTCACCAACATCTTTTTGAATATGCTTATGCACAAATTCCGCAAAGTTTTCTGCATAATACAAATTTTCCCAATGTTCTTGTGGTATCTTTCTGCGTGTTACATAAGATTTACAAACATGTGAACGATCCAAATCATTAATAGTTGGTAAAACTATCTTATTAAATTTGGGAGTGTCCATTTTGATTTTTGGTTTTTCATAATTTGAATGACCATTTTCTCCACCTTTCCAACGCTCCAAAGAGTATTGTTTGCTTAATGCTGGAGAAACGGTTTCCAAAAATCTATAGATGCTTGTAGAAGCCCCACAGTTGTGACATCTATAAAACATATCATTGTTTTTAGAATAAAAGTATCCTCTTGCTTTTGTCTTATTTGATTTGGAGTCACCACAAATAGGACAACGACAATTTGCCAAAGTATCACCCTTCCACTTGAACATCTCAAGCATAGGGGATACTAGATTGATATACTTTTTATCTACAATTAATGACATTATTACTCAATGTTAAATGTGCGCTTTGCCCACTCTTCCCACTCTGGAAGATCCTCGTCGCGGATTGCCGGTAAAGCGGCAAGTCGTTGCTCAAAGGTGCGAGTATCGTTTTCATTGATGTATTGTACTTGCTTATATTCAGGCATCGTGTGTCTCCTCAAATTGCCAATCCTTTGCTTTGTTACCAAAACTTTTTCTCTTAAACTTACTAGTAAAACCGTTATCCTTTGTTGCTACCTCATCCTCTGCACCAACACCAATCAATCCTTCTTGTGCAGATTCTTCAACAGTATACAACTTCATCTTGGAACGGTTGATACCAAGAATGAATTTACGATTAGAAGCCAAATCATTATATCGATTCTTTAGTTGCTTGACAACAACTTGATCCATCTTGTCAAGATCCTCTGTGCGGATCATTGCAAACATGAAATCGGCTGTCTGCGGCAAACCAAATGACTCTGAAGTATTCTCCAAACCAAGATCAGTATTTGTATACCCATCACGGTTTGTTTGTGTTGCAGTAAAAACTGGCACATTGTATTCTACTGCCAATCCACGAAGTTCTTCTGCTATTCCCTTAACATAAGTGTAGGAATTTACCATAGCCGCTTTAAAACGACTAGAGGCACAGATGTTCAGATAATCTACAAAGATAATATCTGGAACAAACTTCTTCTTCAGTTTTAGTTCTTCCAAAAGATGACGGAAGTGATTTACATTTGAAGATCCGGTAGGATACTCCTTCACGATCAACTTACCGCTAACCCCACGGGTTGCATTGAATAACTTTTTGGCGTACATCTCTTTTGGTAGTTGCTTGAGATCATCCAAAGTGATGTCCATGATATTTGCATCGATTCTTTCTGCAATTCGTTCTTCTGCCATTTCACAAGTGATGTAAAGCACATTCTTGTTCTGCATTAAACAGTTTGCAGCATGGTGACACAAAAACAAAGACTTACCCACACCAGTACCCGCAATCACTACATTCAAAGTCTTTTGAGGAGTACCATTGTTTGTAATTTGATTCATGTAATCAAGATCGAAGGGTATACGCTGTTCTACTGTGTGATAGAACTCGTATCGCTTTTCGGCATCTCGTAGATAATCGTGTCCGATGTTATTATCAAAAGAAACAGCCAATGCATCCGACAATATAGACGGAAGTGCATTGACTGACTTCTCCTTCGACTTACCCTCAATAATATGAACAGACTCTAGGATAGCATTGAAGATTGCTTTGTCTTTGCAAAACTTCTCTGTCTCATCCACAAGCCAATTTTCATCTTGCTTCGTGGTTGTATCGAACGCTTTAATTTTTTGATCAATACTATCAAACTCGTTCTGAGTTAAATCAGTACGAGATGATAGACCAATTTTTAGTGCATCAAGAGATGGTAACGCATTATACTTATTGAAGAACTCCTGAACAGCACGAAATATGGCTTTATCAGTTCGTTCTTGAAAGTATTCATCCTTGATGAACGGCAGTACTCGTCTAACATATGGTTCGTTAGAGAGTAAGTTTTCAAGTATTACTTTTTCTACACTCATTCATCAGACTCATCATTGTCCTCTGAAGCAGTCTTCTCGCCGGCAGACTGAGTACCGTATTTGAACTCCGCACCAGCGGCTTGTTCAAGTCTATCCATTACATCTTGTGTAAAGAACTTTTCGGGATTCTCTCGAATACTCTTCTCAAAAGCAGTTTTGCCATCGGGAAGTTCAATACGAGTAGAAACCTTCTTAAAGATTCCATACTTTAGGGCTAGATCAACTAGTCCATAGTATCTATCCAATCCACTGTCATACTTAAGCAGAACATCAACCATCTTGTTCTCCTTAGTAATTCTACCCTTGTAGAGTTTGCAGTGTATCACATTTCCAACTACACCTCCATCACTATCCTTCTCTTTTCTCTTGGAGAGATAGACAATAGTTGTGGCTGCATACTTTAGACCAGAACCACCACCCATTTCCTTCGTTGGGAACATCGAACCCACAACATCGTAGGTGTGATTGGTCATAATAAGTGGCACATTTGCCTTACCAAGTTTTAATGTAAGAACCCGGAAAGTGGCTTTAATTACTTGTGCGCGAGTCATATCCTTTGTAGTCTTACCTTCGGCAGTGTCCACCATTTCTTTATTTGTAGACAACATACCAAGAGAATCAAGAACAATCATCATTGGCTTCTTATCCTTCTCCGCTAGAGCCAAATAAGAATCAAGAATAGTGACTGCTTGATGACGGAACTCCTCCACCGTGTTTACGGGGAATACAGCAACCCTAGAAGGATCTACACCGCGTTCCTTGAACATTTGACTAGTGACTGCTTGCTCTGTATCAAAATACAGCACAGCACCGTCTGGACGATCCTTGAGAAATTGGCTTACGATACCGAGCGTGAAGTAAGTTTTTCCAGTTGCACTCTCACCTGCCAAAGCCATGATCTTATTGTCAGGCATGCCACCATGAAGAGAACCAGAGAGTAGAGCATTGAAAGCGTAACTGCCAGTATCAACGAACCCCTTGATATCGCTGCCTTCAATTCCTTCATCCACGATTGAAGCAAACTCATTTTTAGATTCCTTAATGATGTTTTTCAAAAAACTCATAATTATTGATTCCTTAATGATGTTTTTCAAAAAACTCATAATTATTTATCTCCTTTTAGTTGTGATTTGGCATATTCTAGATCTGCAATTTTGTTATTGAATGTTTCAAGTTGGGATAATGATAGTTTTGCCAGATCGCTTTTTAGAATTAGGCGATACTCTTCTATCTTTTCGTCCAGACATTGTTCAATAATTAGTGTTGCATCTTTATTCATACGAATAAACTTTCCAAAGTGCTTTCTTCACTTTCCAAAGTGCTTTCTTCTTTTAGTTTCCATTTAATTGCATCAAGAATAATCTTGAGCGGTTCAATGAAACTGCTTTCAAACTGTGAAGTATAATCAATAAAACGATGTAAGTCAAGTTCTTTCGGAAGAGTATTGATGAATGATATGACATCCTCTCCGATGGGATTAGGTTCTTTTAGATAAACAAACTTAATCTTTTCTCCGTCTTTGATTAATTGGTATTTCTTTGTGAGTTTATTCTGTTTCAAATAATGATTATACAAAAGAGAACCACGCACATGGATTGGTGTAGATTTGCGATAGATTCTAGATGAATCGGCATATTCAGTAATGCCATTGCATCCGCGAGGAAACGCAATTACCTCTGGATCTTGTTTGTTAAAGACATCTCTAAATTCGTTTACAAAATTACGCAAAGCAAGTTCATCCTGATTCATGATGATATCAATGGCATTAGTCAACCCCTCACGCACAATTTGTGGAGTTGAGGATTTTGTCGTTTCGATACCCATGATCTTTAGTTCTGGCTTGTC